TAAGTTTTGTATTCAAAAAACAATACTTGAACAGTGTTTTGATCGTAAGTTTGCCAACCATATAAACTACTGTAATTTGATTGTGCTCTAGTTTGTTGTATTTTTGTTAATTCTTCTTCAGTTAGATTAGGAAATTGTTTAGCTATTTCAGGTATAGTTAAAGCTTTAACTTCGCCTACATAATATATATCTTCAAAATGCGGATCTTCTGTATAAGAATATATTAAATTAGAAGGATCAACATAGTCAAGCTTAACTCCATTAGCAGGATTCCAACTTGTTTTACAAGCTCCAATACCTAAAGTAACAAGATCATAATTAAATCTTTTCTTTATGTTATCAAATCTATTTTTTTGTAAAGTATTATTTATTACCTCTTCTTCAGCTATTTCCACAGATTCTTTATAAGATAACTGCATGTGCAAGTCTAATTCTTCTTGATTTTCTGGTAATTTAGCTTCATCTGTTTGATACTCGTTAACTCCTAGCGTGCTCTTTAATTCATTAAGATAAGGTCTAGCCATCATGTCTTGCAGTATAGCTGTAGCATAATCAGTTCTTTTCTTTAATGAAACTGGATCTTGAGCAAAAGCTTTTATATCATAATGTTTGTTATTCATGCCGTTTGCAACAATATCAACAAACTTAGATATAACAGGAACTGGTTTCCAGTCTAAATTTAAATAAGACATGTCACCATTAATAGCTAACTCATCTTTGTATTTTTGCACAGGCTGTTCTCCTCTAGCATATAATCTTAAACCGTGGAACCTATTAAATGTATTAGCAAATCTAGTACCATTACCACCTTGTCTCCACCACTCGCTTTCTATAGCTTGTGCCACTTTTCTTCCATATTCTTCAGAAGACTTTTCAACATCTGGCACTGTTTGGCTAGGAAATGCACTATTTGGATTTGCGTATGTATTCATTTATTTAATTATTTTTGAAAGTATACCTTTATTATCGTACGTCTTTATACCAAGACTTATTTTTTCTCTTATTTTTCTATTCACTGGAGCATATCTATTTTTGTTACAAGCCATTAAAGCTAAACCTGAACTAATAGAAGCATCATGTGTTGTTCTGTTATTTATATTAAATCTCGCCCAATCTTCTAGTGTTCTTTGAAAATACATATCTCCATAGTCATCACCATTAAAACCAATTGCACTTTCTACATAAGTCTCAATAGCGGCAGCGTGTGCTTGTATTATATCTTGACTTGAATTAGGTATTCCACCTATGTCTCTTTCTGTTACTGAAAGTTTACTATATTTTTTATCAGGTCTATTCATTGAAAAACCTCTATAACCTCTACGTTTAAAATGATAAAGTAATCTAGGTTTGTTGTTCTCACATAAAATTGGCATCCCATAAAAAACACAAGCCTTTAAAACATCTTCAAAAAATATTTCCGCAGTTTGTGGACGAGCGATATATTCTAAAAAGAAATGATCAGCAGGAGCATCTTCCATGCTAAACTTAGTTAATCCGTGCAAGGATCCATTAGAACCTCTCTTGTCAACTGTTCCTGATATATCATAACTATCACAGCCAAACGCACCTACGTGTTCATTGCCTGGATATTTAATTCCGTTTTTAATTATAAATCTATTTTGTAAATTTAAACCTGGAACCCATGTTATATAAAATCTTCCTTTTGAGTTAGGAGAAAATATAACTCTTGTATCAATTATACCGTTTTCCCATTGAAAATTTCCTCTAGTAACTAAGTTTTGAGCTCTTGAGTCTTCATTGTAATCTATTTGTTGGTAAATTTTAGTTAGATTAAATAAAGACATTTTAGACTCATCTCTAAAAGCATGCTTTGTTGTTCGTGGAAACTGTCTATAAAATTCGTTTAACCCGTCTTGATCATCTTTTAAACCTTCTACTTCATTCTCCCAGTACTCAATAACCCCAATTTTGATTGGTGTTCCATGAGGTCCATACACTTTTTTTGATGGTGTGTCGAAGACAGGATAGCCATAAGAATCAATGTATCCTTCGTAATTCCATTCCATAGGTATGAACAAAGAATAGAGTCCTGAACGAGTTTGTCCATTGGCATTTCTTTTTGTAACATCTGAGTCATCGTATAATTTTTTGAAGTTTCTACCACCTTTATCTAAAGCGTTTGATGTTGATCCCATCATACATTTACCTATAATTCTAGAACCTAGTCTTAATGTTGTTTTGGTAACACGCCAGTTGTTTTGTATATCATTAGGTCTTTCCCATTTACCACTCTCATCATGTACTAATAACCTTAGTTTTTCACCATCATAAGCATTGTCACCAGTATTTTTCCAGTCAATAGTCGTATCAAGTCCAGCAAGTTCTTCGTTTTTTTCTGTAGATACTATAGACCTCCTTGTAAACTTAGAGGCTGGCACACGATATGCTAACTCTGTTTTTGGTCTATCCATACCATCTTGTATTGGTTTGAAAAAGAAAGGATAATTAACTGATATTGGTACTACTTTATCTGTAAACATTTTTTTAGCATCAGCACCTGACTTAGATAATATACCAAAACGAGCATCACTAGATATTGTAGCCATATTAACAGTTTCACCAGAAGCCATAAAAGAAAAACCTGAACGTCTGTTTTTTAAGTAACACATACCATAACTTCTGTAATCTGCTCTACATGCTTCCCAAAATATAAAAAATAATCTATTTGATTCACGAAAGTCTGGCTGGCCAACATCAATTTTTGACCATTGTAAATACATATAATGAGTGCCGGTTAAAAATATAGGTTTATCTTTGTTTATATACCAAAAACCTTCTTCTCTTCTTTTAAATTCATTATCAATATAATCGTACCATTTTTCTTTAAAGTCTTCTGGATATTCTCTCCAGTCAAAAACTGTTTTTATTTTACTTAATATTTTAGGATAATCAAATCTGGTCCATTTATTATCTTCAAAAGTATAAACATCTTTCTCTAAAGGTAAAGCTATCTTAAGATCTTGTATCTCATATATTTCTCCAACTTGTCCAGTTCTAGATATAACAACTATATCGTGTTCTTCATTATATCCGTATTCCCATTTTTTATACCTATTCATTCGTTTAAGAATTTTAGGCTTTACATGGTTATGTAATATTTTATATAAAGTTTGCTCGTACATTATTTAGATCTTCCTTCAGCAAAACCACGAAATGTAGTTTCTTTTTTAACTTCTTTAGGCTTTTCATCTAACATGTCTTGTTCTTCATTAATACGATTAAGTATTTCAAAACAATCAAATATCGCTAATTTTTTTGTAGCTGCCGCGTTTTTAAGTCTATCAGCTGATATATCATCGTCTGAATCTACTATAGGCTCTTTAGCAATTTTAATAAGTTCTTCAACTGCTATGTGCCCAGCTTGGATTATACTCAATTTCGTTTCCCTGGTATTCATATTTTATAATAATATCATTTGATTTCATACAATAAACTCTTTTGCTATCAATAACAAACTCCCATTCTCTACTATCTTTATAACCCACAAGATCTCCAGGATTAATTCCTAGCGCTTCTAACGAGCTATTACCTATTTTTAATACTCCAATACATTTTTGCTCTTTATCTAAAGATAATTCGTTGTTATTTTTTATTGGCATAACAAAACATCTATCCATAATAGAACTCCATTTGTTATCTTTTTTATGTAGGTAAATTTGATTTGGTTTGCAAAAGTATAATTCTTTTTTAAAGTATTGACCGCTGTTTCTTTGTTCACCTCTAACATCATACCATCTTCTAAAAATATTATGATGTATTATAATTTCATCACCTTTTTTGATATTAGATTTATACGCTAAAGGAACAGAAACTACTATAGCGTTTCTACTGACTAGCTTGTGATCTTCAATACTAGTGTTTAATATTAAAGTTTTATCACCTATTTTTTTTTCATTATTGTATCTACTTTCTTTTGGAGTTACAATAAAGTCATATATACTATTCATTAATATTCTAAGTCATACTCAACAGATATAGCCATGTTAGAATTAAATTTTTTCCATGGCAATACCTCGTTGTTTTTCTTTATATAAATATTATAAGAATTGTCTACATCTTCTAAAGTTATAGCGTGAATAACATGACCACCATATACTGGTTGACCAATAGAATAATGCATTGCTTCGTTTTTATAGTCCGAGCCTATGCTTATTTTTCTTATAATAGAACTCATCTTATTCTTCTGTTTTTTCTATTTCTTGATATGTCCCGTCAACTAAATTAATATTTACTTGACCATAAGCTTCTTCTAATTCTTTCTTAAGCACTTCCATAGCTTCTAAGTCTAATTTATAGCCTTGTAAACATTCTTGTTTTCTAATATCAAGAGATCCTAAATCTAATAGATGTTGTTGAAGTTTTCCTGCGTGTTCTTTAATTTTAGCTAATTCTTCTTCAGTTACTTTGTTAATTTTTTCTTTACTCATTTGATTTAATTTAATTGTTTTTAATTATTTTTTTTACTAATTTATATGTTCCTAGTAAGAACCATGATACCACTACTAAACCTAAAAATGATATAGGGTTAATATATGGATTTGTGTTTGTGTCAATAGTTATTCCGTAGTTTACTACTAATAAAGTTAACACTAATAATGCTGTTAATTTTTTCATTTGATTTAATTTAACTATTATTTAATTACCTATTACTTATTATTACTTATAGTTTTAAATTTTTCCGCTCCTCGCGAACCAAAATAAGCTACGTAAACTGTTGTAGTTAAGGTTTTTAGTAAGCTTATCCACTCTTGCTCTACCGTAAAAGATATGTTTTCGTGACTATCAACCCATATAAAAGCAATGGTCATTACAGATAAAAAAATCAAAGATAATGGGCGTGTGTTTTTACTAAGCCATGAATCGCTTTTCATATCGCTGT